TTACCATCCTTACCGTCTTTACCATCCTTACCATCAACACCATCTCTACCATCTTTCCCAGGTAAACCATCTTTACCAGGATTACCTTTTTCACCTCTTGGACCTTGTGGTCCTTCTAATTTAGTAATGGTTTCTGCTTTGGTATCTAACTCACTTACTTTCTTTTTGAGTTTACCAACAACAGCGGCAAGCTGTAGTAGCTTTTCCTCATCCATGATCACTCACCAAGAGCGTCACTGAATTGCTTATCTACTTGCTTTTTAGCCTCCATCTGCATCTTAGCTATGTTTTCGTTACTCTTGATGTCTTCTTCCTTCAACATCAACTCAGCAATCTTAATCCTACGTTCAAACTCACGCTGTGCTGTGTCATCGTTGTTAGGAAGGTTCTGAGTGGCTGCATTAACAATCTTTGCTCTGGTTTCTTCAGGCATTAATTGAGCCTCTACAACGGCTTTCTGAGCCTCGGCAGCAGCTTTCTGTGCTCTAGCTTGTTTTTCCTGCACTGTTGCCTGTGCATCCGCTAATTGAAGCTGTGCAGCCTGTTGTTGTACCTGTTGTTGCTCAGGATTAGGCTGTGTTAGCTGCTGAAGTTGCTGTAATAGGCTTTCTCTGTTAGGTAATGATGAGTATTCAACAATACCTTGTAGCAATAACGGTACAATAGGACTATTTGGACCTAAAGTAGACATCATCGCCATCATTTGAGCCTGTTCAAACTCTCTAGCAACCATACCTAGCGTACCTGTAGGTATAAATTCAAAGTCTTTTACAGGATAACGCTCTGGAGAAAACTGCATATACCGCCATGCAGCCTTTTGAACGAACGGAATAAGGAAATCTTCTTGGAAATTAACCAATGAACGCTTATTCTTCTTGATGATACCGCTAACAGCCATTGCTAAACCAGCAGCAGCTGCATCACCACCACTAACCTGAGCAGGTAAATTAGCAGTATCAAGGGTTCCAGTAGCTTGCAGCATCATTCTTTCAAAGATCTGAGCTGTTTCGATGTTTGATTTGTCTGTTACACCGAACTTAAACGGTTGTAAGATCTCTTGTGGGTTACCGTTAACAAGGATATTCTTCCCTGGTTTGATCTCAAACTTCTGTCCACGAGGTAATCTAGAGGCATCAATAGCCATCATAGGAGCTGCTGTAAGCCCTAAAGAGTCTACATGGCTACGAATCTGTGCATCAACAGCCTTTTGCATGTTGTAGGCTTTCTCAGCTGTTCCACGACCCCAGAAACGACCAGGAACGGTATCAGCTTGGTAGGCTACAACAGGTCTGTCTTGCATCATGAATGGGTTTTCTTCACTCTTTAGAAGAACTTCACCATTAGCAATGACAATCAAAGCCTCAACCATCTCTGAATATAGTTCTTCATCAGCAACGGTTGTATCTTCAGGGTTGTCTAACAACTTCTTAGGTACTAGTCCATAGTATCTAAGTAGTAATACTTTATCTTGTTGGTAGTATGTCAGATCCTGAGTAGGTTCTAAGTCTGTATCTAATGAGGCATCACCTAGATTAACCTTCTTATAGACACCATCTTCCATACCTTTGATGACTGCATGTCTTCCGACATACTCTTCAATAGCACAACCCATCGCATCATCAACGGTAGTTGCATTAGGATCAATAAGGAAGTTACGAGGATTGATTGGTTTTAAGTCTACGGACACACGATAGTTAGTGTTTACACCAATCATAGCCAATCCAGGCTGTGCTGTAGGCTGTGTTGCTGGTGCTAGGCTCTTCTTTTGTTTTACAATCAATTCACCGATACCAGTACCGTAAATCTCAGCTAAGGTCATTACTTGACCAATCTGCTTACGTACCTTATCTTTCTTAAAGTCTTCAGCTAACAAAGACTTCATATTCTCTACATCTGCTTTATCTTGATCATTAACATCATCATTGATGTCAAAGAACATACCTTTAGCGAATACAGCTTCTTCAAGATCAGCTTGTTTGTTATCCACTGCTTGTTGCAGTGCTGGTGAAATCAGTTTAGAGCGTTCAGTGTTCCTAGTCTTATCTTCATCAGCCCATAAGCCACGCCATAGACGTTCGTATTCATCCCAACGCTCAAGGAAGTTCTCATCTCTATAGTTCCTCCAATCATTACAGCGATCAGTAACAAACGCTACTAACGCATCCTGTGGAGTGATTTCAGATTCAAATTTCATTGTCACCAACCTATTGTAGAGTCTAGGACTTCATAGTCTTCTTCATCCAGATTCTGATTCCAATCTGCTACTTGAATCTGGTCTATGTAACTCAACGCATCAATTAAGTCATCATGCGTCTTAGGATCAGGGAATTGCATCAATTGATCAACAAACTTGTTATTCCAATCCCCTTCGTTTAACACAATCCTACCGTGTTCAAAGCGACCCTGTAGTGACCAAACAATCCTATCTGCTTTCTTCTTATTACCGTGAGTAAGTTCTTCGATGCGAGGATAATAGTTTAATCTTCTCATCAGATCATTCATATAAGGCATCACTGCATTTTTCAGTGCACCTTTCTCAATCCCTACAGCATTAACTCTGTAGTCCTTTGCAGCCTTTAGAATCCTCACTGCTGTTTCTCGGACATCCCATCTACCGTGTTGTATGTCAGCAACCCACCAGCCTTTAGTATTGATTTTAACAATAGCTATCGCTGTGTCATCCAACTTCTTATTCTTCGTTTGATTCGTCTGTGATGAATCACTAAAACCACAGAGATCCACCGCCATAAAGAAGTTACCTTCTTCAGGCTCTTCCTCGTTAATCTTAATCCATTCATCTTTGAAGATCTCCGACTGTGCTGCCTCAAACGATGCCATGAACTCTTGTCTGAAAGCAAAGCTAGACATCGAACCTCTAGCTGCTTCAATCTCTAACGGATCTAACAACGGATTATCAAAGCTAGTGAAGTGCCATGCCTTGTAATCTTTATCTTTACCTGCATCACCTACTTTGTACAACTCATAGAAGTGATTCCTACCCATCGGTGTTCCAATGAACATTGCTCTACCCTTCTGATCCGCTAAAGCAGGTCTAAGGATTTGTTCGAACACCTGTGGCTTCATGTCTGCGTACTCATCCATCACTAAGTACTTCAAACTAACACCACGCATTGTCTCTGGTCTATCTGCGCCCTTTAGCGATATCATTGCACCGTTGATCAACGTAATCTGCATGTTATTGACATGACTACCTTTGATCACTGAATGACCTAGCTCTAACAGCGTAGACCACATAATATCTCTAGCTTGTCCCTGCGTAGGAGCTACATACCAGACATGACCCTTCTCAGTCTGTAGTCCTTCTATAATCAATGTCCAAGCTGCTAACCTTGATTTACCTGTACGTCTACCAGCAGCGATAATCTTAAACCTTGTAGGGTCTTTAAACACCTCTTGCTGCCAAGGAAGAAGTTTAACTTGTAGATCCATCTTCTTCCTCGTAATCAATCAATGTAGTCTCTACATCAACTGGTTCATGCTCTATCATCTCCACTGGTGACTCTTGCACACCAGTGATGTTAATAGTAATTGCTTTAGCCCCTGATGCTGTTCCTTTATCCTCAAAGTAAGATACTGGAAGCATCCGATCCATACACATCTTAAGTGCTGCAATCTGATCCTTATCATTGTCATCTAATGCTTTATGTACTATCTTTCTGATAATCGCATTAGAGTGTGTCAGCAACAGCGAAGCAGTGAACTCTTTAATCCTTGCTGCTTCTCCTGGTGGTCTTCCTCTTTTCTCTCTCTTAATATACTTCTGTACTTCTTCCTTCTTAGGACGACCTCTAGATCTCTTCTTTTTCGCAGGCACTTTCTTCTCTTCATTGACTGCCAAGACATCCTGGCTGACTGATGAAGGTAGCGAACAATCCTCAGTAAGAGAATTAATTTTAATTTCTGACATCAGATCCCTCTATATAGTTTCTCTGCCGGAAGGCAGGACATAAGAGTGTATATAATTTTATGTATCTCTACAATGTAGTCAGTATGAAGTCTGTATGTAGTATATAAATTTAAGTTTTTGTTTATTGTTCGTACATCGTCTGTTCATCGTTTCTACATAGAAGGATATATTCTAGCATATTTTTAGAGTTTTGTCAAGTTATTTCTACTTATTCAATCAAGATTGTTGTTCTGTACCGACACCAGCACAGATCACACAAGGCTATGGCGGGACTCCATTTACATGGTGTCAGAGGCTCCGCAGAGGCTTTATTACTAAGCTATTGATTTTATTAGATATTATTAGATAGACTGTTTAGGCTTTAGAGACTTCCATTTTAGCTTTTTTTAAGGCTAAGCTGGTGTTTCCATTTTAGCTTTTTTTAAGGCTAGGTAGCACCACAACATTTACACTACAACACAGACCCCTCCCCCTATGCTGCACTGCAATGTACAATTGAGAATCATTACCGTCTAAGAAGTATAGCCAATTGAGATTTCATAATGTGAAATGCTAATGAGAATGCATTACTATTAAGGCTGCACTGTATATCTGTACAGTAGACTGCACTGATCTGCACTGGCTAGGTAGGTGTATCGATGGGGCACCACATAGAGACACCTAAGATCTAAGTAGACTGCACAGTCTGCACTGGTTCCACGTGAAACAATAGACTGAACTGTTGTGTTCGAACAACACTACCGTTCATCCTGGATTGTCTGCCGTTCGTCGGATACACTGAAAACCCCATTGACAATGAAAAAACACTTAATTAGTATTACTACATCGAAACAAACAAACAGGAGAAACAAAATGATCAACTTAATCAAACAAGCCTACAAAGCACTAAAGCTAGTAACCATAGTAAAGAAAACGTCAAACACTAGGTTTATCACAGCATACACAAAGCAAGGCAAAATCAACGGCATCCTGATCAGCAAAGGCATACTAAGATCAACGATTAGAGTACCAAAGCAAGGCGACCGCACTGTATGGAATAGCAGCATTAACTTTGTCCGACATGAGAAAATCACAAGCAAGCAATATATCTAACCAAGGGCGAAAGCCCTTTTAACTAACTAACCAACTAAGGAAACAACCATGCACACGCCTAGCCCTTGGCTCTACGATATTAACCCAAAAGCACCCGAGGCAATCATTGTTGATTTTGAAGGTTATACAATCCTTGAATTGTCGGCTCTAGAAAACAGCACAGCGGCAAGTGATTTAGAGGCTAACGTTCGATTGATTGCTGCTGCGCCTAAATTATTGCTTACGTTGAGGCAAATGCTTCGTGAACATGACGCATTGCAAATGTCTGAGGATGGGTCGATTGAAGACAGGTGGCCATGTGCAACTGAAGCTAGGCGTTTGATCGATCAACTAACCAAATAAGGATAGAACCATGCTCAAGCTTTCGATTACATCTAAACTAGACGGGATTAGATCATGGAGTCTACAGGCCTTAGATACTTGTTCAGGCAGTATTAATGTGTACACTGGGGAATTAGTTGATGCATGCAAAGGATGTTATGCCACTACAGGCAATTATCTTTATCCTAACGTTAAAGCTCCACGTGAGCATAACAAAGAGGATTGGCAGCGTGATGGTTGGGTCGATGATATGGTCCAAGCATTAGACTCCGATCGTTACTTTCGCTGGTTCGACTCTGGCGATATGTACACAATCAAGCTTGCAGAGAAAATGCTTGAGGTCATGAAGCGTACACCTTGGGTCAAACACTGGTTACCTACTAGGATGTATAAGTTTCCTAAGTATCAAGCAATCTTAGAGCAAATGGATGCATTGCCGAATGTTGTTGTTCGTCGTTCGTCCGATTCTGTTATTGGCGAGGTACTTGACGCACCATGGTCGAGCACTATTGCTGAATCCTACAATGATGAAAGCATCAGTGTCTGCCCAGCGTATCAGCAAGGCGGAAAGTGCAAAGGGTGCCGCAATTGCTGGGACAAGTCAATCCCAGTTATCGGTTATGCTGCTCATGGCCAAAAGATGTCAAAAGTTATTAGACTTAAACTTGCAAAGGGTTAATCATGTCAAAGTCAAATGATGTTATCTTAGTCCTAGGTGGTGCACTGTTCGGTGCACTGTATGCTGCAATGATTTACTTCTCACTCTGAGGCGATTATGTATTCAATGCGCTACTTTAACGGCACTACGCAACTAAAAAACATTCAACCCATACCGAAATTCTGCTAGGATGTGGGCAATCAAGTCATTAAGTTATTCAGTAGGTATTTTCAATGCTGATTACAAGAGGGCTATCAATGAACAACTATAAGATTGTCGGTTACTTATTAACCTATAGATACCCTGAGTACTCTGGTTTAACGCACCTTGAAAGGTTCGCTACATTGGCTAAGGTGTATGAGTATGTTGAGGATTTAGAAATAACTGAGTACGACATTAACCCCATTGTTGACCTAGAATGAAAGATGCACTGAAAGCTGCACTGAAAGCTGCAGCGATTATGTCAGCGTACATGATCGCCCTTTGTCTCTATGTAAAGGCTAAAGAATGAAAGATGCACTGAAAGCTGCAGCGATTATAAATGAGTCTTACATTCAATAATCAACCATGCGAGATTGTCCAAGGACCAGACGCTGATGGTCAGGTATGCATACGATATGCTGGCGATCCTCGATGGCCTTTTCCGTCCTATACCTGGGTTAGTCCTAAAGCACTGAAGAAAGTTAGCAAGGAGAGGAAAACTAAGGACGATTTAAAGGACGTTCCAGAGGCGCTATTTTGATAAAGATGATATCTGAAAACACCTTTGGATAGAAAATCGCTTGTAGGTACCTTAAAACGCGTTTAAATGGCATTGTAGGAGGTTAGGAAGATGAATAAAGAGACAGTACAGATAATGTTAGCCTTGATTGAGGCTATGATTGACTCTAGCGTAGCTGCTTCATGGGGTCAATGGGAAGAGGTAGAGCATGCTGAGGATGTTAAGGAAGACCTATACCCTAAGTTGATGGCTTTGTTGGATAGAATGGAGGATGATGGAAAATGACTTGACTTTTGCGGTGACATGTGTTACAATAGAGTTTTGATAGGAGATTTACTTATGAAAACTGAATTCGATCGTTGGAACTCTAAAGTAATAAAGTCAGATTGTGGTTGTTGGGAATGGTCTGGAGCTAAGACAAGAGGTGGTTATGGACACTTTAGAAGAAAGCTTAACAACAAACACATGATGTACAAAGCTCATAGGTTTTCTTTTGAGTATTTCAAAAACAATGG